ACTCACTTCCACGTTTGCGCCCATAAGTCGCATTCTGCTCGTTTCTTCCATGACTGGTTTGACCTGACCCTTTTCGAGTAGGTAAAGATAAGCTATGTTGTACGGTGCGAATGCTGGAAGTTCACCGTCTTGTTTAATCCATTCCAGTATCATTTCGTGCGCTTCTGCTGGTGCAATAGGTTTCTTTTTGAACTCAGGTAACTGGATAGGATTATAACTCTGCGCCCTTCCGACCCTTTTGTGTTCCTTGTACGCGGTAAGCACCTGACCGACCACGTTTACAGACAGGTGTTGCCCAAAGGTAGAAGGGTCTACTCGTTTCCCATCTAAGTAAAGCTCCCGTTTGACTGCCATTGTGAACGCTTCTTTCACTTGCGCTCCTGAGTATTTATACTCCGAGTTGATGAAGTCTTGAATCATCTTTATAAGCCCCATACCTTGCGGTGAGTTCGGGAAATCTGCGCAGCCTATCAGCTTAGGCAATTCTGTTATTGTTGAGATCAGGTTGTACATCGAATTTGAATTTAGCGTTTGCGGAATCCTCTCCGTAGAGTGTCTTGTGCGTGTTGTAGTCGTTGATCATCTGCATGAACTCGCGGGCTTCCTTTTCCTCCTGTGTCTCCAAAGATGAGGATTTGTTTTTTAACTCTTCTGCTATCCATTGGTTCAGTTTCGGCTGCCACTTGTAGATGCGTTGCCCGTTTATCTCCCAGCCTTTCGATTCGTAGTTGTCGTGGAATCGTTGCGCAAGGTCTTCAACAGGAAATGATACAGATGCAATGCCGCGTTCAAAAAGGTTATTACAAATTTCCTTTTCGACCTCCTCGCGCGTTGGTACGTTCACTTGTTTAATTGGTTTACTTGTTTGTTGTTTATCTATACTATCAATGCTTTGTCCTGTGCTTTCACTTTGCTTTGATGCGTGCTTTATCAATGCTTCGTCAAGTGCTTTATCAAGTGCTTTATCAAAATTTGATAGGGCAACTATGTTGGCAGAGTACTGATTCTTCGACCTTTGTATCATCTCAATAAAGCCCCAATCAACTAAATCATTGAGAGTATTGATATAGGTGTTGTAAGACTTGATTCCGATAGCTTCCATTGCCATCGTTGTTGGCATACCGTACTTTTTCTTCCAGCCTAACCTGTTGCAATGCTCAACCGCGAAAAAGTAAAGAGCCGTATGATTTGGCTTTATCTTCTCAGGATTCTCGAAGCACCAATCAAACCAGTTGCGTGATAATTCGTAACCGTTCATAATAAGAGAAAGGGGTTGGCGTTGACTGCGCCCCTCCCGTTCAGCCCTCGAAGTAGCTGTCCGTTTGTTTTAACCCCGTAAAGTAGTTTCTTCATTTCTTCGAGTTTCAGATAAACGCTTGTCAGGCGTTCATTAGTAAGTAGCAAATATACAAAATTGTGCCACTTGGAAGTCAAATTCTGTGCTTTTCGTAATACATAGACCAACCAGCGTTGTTTCTTATGGCGTTAACAAGTCGGTTAATTATTTCCTTCTCATCGGTTTCAATGTGAAAAGCAAATGAGTACCCTTCAAAGTTCCCAAAAAACCTGTATCCGTTTTCAGTCCTTTTGATAGGGTTAAAGTTTACCCAAACTATATTCTTATCATAAGCCGTATAGTTGTCATTGTAACGCATGAAGAACTTCTCCTCAATAGTGTGATTAGACAGCACATCAACTAACGTGTCAACACATTTACTAACGTTTGACGTGTCTATGTTTCCGCAATACTTGATGATTTCCATTTGTTCTATTTGTTTGGTTAATCTTCTCTTTCATATCCAAATGACCACATAACAAAATCAAGCACTCTTAGCTTCCAACTTTTCATAGTTCTCGTTTATTTTGGTTATTAAAAAGTCTCCAGCACTCAGGGCATTTTCCACCTGTCGAATCGAATAGATGACCGTAGAATGGTCACGGTTGAACATCTTACCTATCTCGGTCAATGTATAACCTAAAGGGTACAGAATCTCGTACAGTTGATACATGGCGTACTGCCTTGCTATTACGGTGTTGCGTTCTCTGTTCTTGCTCTTCAGTTCTGAGTAAGCTATGCCCGTAGCCTGTTCGATGTTTGAGATTATATCTTTGGCTTCCTGTCCGATGTATCTGCTGGCTTTGACTCCGTTGATAGTTTCAATCAGGTGGTCAACTTCTGCTCCGAAGTAACCCTTGTGGAGTTCGAGGATGTCAATCAACTCCTTCTTCATCTTATCGTTAAGTCTCACTTGCATCTCCACACGTTTATCTGTTTGCCAAAATCGCCTTCAATCTTATACCCGGTCTTCTCTATTAACCCTTTTTTGTGGAGGTTACTGAACGACCTTCTAATTGAAGTTATGGGAGTCTTTGCCCACTTGTCAGAAGATAACGGCTCCATGATTTGAAAGTGCCTTAACACTCGCTCAGGAGTTACTCCGAGCTGGTCATGGTTTCTGAAGTAAAGTAGAACAAGTTCGTCCTGACTTTTCGCTTTCTCTTGGGACTTCTTCAGCTCTGTCCCTATCTCGTTGTTCGTGTTGTAGTACATCAGTTCTGATTTATGTAATTGATTATTGTTTCTTGGGTTCTTACGCTGACCCTCTCGCCAGCGAAGTAAGCGTAAACTGTTTGAGTTGACAGCCCCGTGTCTTTGGCTATTCTGTAAGCGGTTATCTTCTTGGCGTTCGCCTCCGCTATCACTTCATCAATCTTGATAATGTTCAGCATGATAATAATCTAAACAGGTTTCACATTTTGTTTCATTCGTGGTTACTTCTCCACAGTCTTCGCAGTAATTGCAGTCGCAATCATCGCACTCCCTTATACGCTTTCCGCAGCACTCTCTGTAAGTCCAGCTAAATTCGTCTATCATTGTTCTTGTTTTTTCTCGCGTTACGGATGCGCGACCCCCGTTTGATTGATGCAATATCTAAATTACTTTTGAATATTCAAAACACTACAATAAAAAAATATCACTTAGGAAGTTCAGGATTCTAAGGATTTGACCTTCTCTTTATACTCTTGGAGCATCTCCTCCAGTTCCCATGTTGCAAACTTAACCGTTGTTAAGCTGAGTTGATGCATCTCTTCAGCTAAACCTTCACGTTCTCGGTCTAAGTTAAGCCCGAAGTCGTATTGTCTGCCCTGTTGCATTACATTACAGCCGTAGCATTGTGGTCGGCAGTTGTCTTCGTTCCATCTCGTGGCGTACCTTGCTCTTGACATGAAGTGTCCGCATTGAATCTTCTTCCAATGGTAACTTCTGCCGCAAGTGTAGCACTCGACAAAGCCGTCAAGATTGGCGGCACTCAATCGGATAAACCGACTGAATGCCTTGTCCAACTCTTTGACAATTTTAGAACGGGTCATTATCCAATACTGATTCTAATGAATCCGCTTTCGGCTACGGCTCGTATGTGTCAACTGAAGCGTATAGTTTCTTGGATGCTGATTCTTTGACTTGCAGACGAAGTTCTAAACCGTGCTTTCCTTCCTTTAGGTACTGGTCGTTGTCTTGTAACCACTTGACCAGCTTGGTCGGGTTAATAACCATGTCAGCTTTGACCCACTCTGGAGCGTTAATGTTCGGTGTGTAGATGTTCAAGCCATCCACAAAAATCACTTTGTTTTCCATTATTTAAATGTTGATTTGATTTCTTCGAGCAACTTAACGGCATCCTCGATATCTCCGTTTGTTATGGCATCAATCACCATATCAATGTCTGATGTTAACTCTTCCATTACTTTTCTGTGATGTCAATCTGATGGTTCACTAAATATTCAAGCAATGCAGTCCTTGTAAGGTCTGACAGTGATGTGAATGGTAAGTGTTCTAATGATTTCTTCATCACACTGACTTGTTCTTCTGTAAGTCTCACTGTAAGGACTTTAGAGACCTTTTCTGACAGTGGCTTATGTCTGAATCCTTTCTGACCTTTCTGTGGGTATTGTTCCTTGTTTTCAACTGCTGTTATCCAAGCCATATCACTAAGTTACTTTTAGTTAGAGTTTAAAAGATTACTAAGGTAATCATTTGCAAACGCTAACCGTTCTCGGAGTTGTTCTTGCATTTCGAGGTCTGCTTCTACTCGTATTTCAATCAGCTTGAAGCGTTCGTCTTTGATACGTGGGTCGAATGAAATAAACCGACAAACAGTTGCACCAGTTGCCAACATCTGACCTTGCATCTGCCACATATACTTCGGGTCGATATAACCTTCAAAGGCTGTCTTAAGGTGGTTCGTAGTGTTGTACGGGCATTTGATTTCTATCAGTTCGCCATCTACCATGCCATCTGGAGAAGCCCCTGAGTATTCGTTTATCTCAACGAATGGCATTTCATCGATGGTTACGCCTCTCAACTCTGAGTAGTAAGCCTTGCATATCGGCTCATATTCGTTGCCCCAATCTAATGCAGCACCGAAGATTTCCTTGCGTTCGCCCGTTAGAAGTTCTGCCGCTTTCTCGTAGATGTAGCTGATTGCAGTCTGTCCGAGTACTTCGTCTTTCTTACGTGAGTTGGTCATTAGGTCGCCAAAGCGTGAAGCTGTGAACTTACCTAACCTTTGCGCGTACCATTCTTCTGAGCGTTGTTCAAAATTGTCAAACATAATCATTCAGATTTAAATGCTTTTTTTGCCAAAATCCAGCTTACACCAACAAATATAGCCTCCAAATACCCTTGACAGATAGCGATAACCGCCATCAAACACATCGCTCCTACATAGTACAAATCAATCTTTTTCATCTTACGCTCTTTTAAAGTCATCAGATTCATCCTCTCCGAACACTCCTAACTCATACATACCGCTAAGCTTTAAAACGATACGTGATAGAGCCCTCTTTTCCGCCATCGCAACTGGGTACTTTTGGCGTGTGTTGTCAGGCGCAGATTCCCCGAAGGTTTCCATCGTTACGGGTAAGCCATCAGGTCGCGCCATCTCGCCAGTAGCTTTGATTACTACGTGCTTGAGGTCGTCAGATAAGCTGACCACATCGTATTTAACTCGGATGCCTCTTTGCGCTTGAATGCGCTCGATTCCTTGTCGGGTGATAATTACGAACCCTTGAGGCGATTTGAAGAAGTGGTCTTTGTTTAGACCGTTCTCTTTTGCGAGGTGTTGCAACCTCTCTTTCTGCGTTTCGTTCATTGTTCTGATTTTTATTAAAGTTACGAATTAAGTGTTTGAATGTCAACCGAATTATGCTCCTCGTCATATATCCGAATGAATGTGTATTTGCCAGATTTGATTGGCTCTACTTGAGCGAATTTCACAAGCTTCCAAAATACCCAAGGCTCAACGTCAGTAGTGCCAGCATCAACTGGAGCGGTTCGTAGGTCGGTGAGTGCTTTTCGAGCAACCAACCGAATAAAGGCTGGTATCTGCTCGTTGGACATTGTAAGTTCGAATTGTAAGTGGTTCATTGTTCTGTTTTTTATTGGTTGGTAATTGTTGATTATTGAGTTTTTTGCTTGATTTGTTCGTTAATCTGGGCAATCCTATTAGCTGCTGCACGTTTAGATGCTCTGCTAATGTCTCTTTCTTTTAGTACACTTTGCAATTCAGCTTTTCTTTTTTTAAGTGTTTCAAGAGTTTCCATTTTCTGTTGTTTTTAGTGGGTTACCCCGTTAATGATGAACCAAATATAAAACAATTGTTTTGAATAATCACAACACTTAGACCGAAAAAAGTGGAAATAATTTCAGTTTGAACTCAATTCTGCTTGAAATGGGCGTTCATTATCGCCTCTTGGTTCATCTCAATTTCCTTGTACATCTCCTCTGCGTTGACCGCAGCATCGAAGATAACGTCTTGCGTGTCGATGATTGCCCGTACAGCGTAAAGAAGGTACACGAGCAGAGCGACAACCAATAGAATCAGGAACAGAATAGCGGTCAAAAGAAAGACTATCATTTGCTTTGTTTTTTTTGCCCAGTCATCCTTTAGCTTTTCCTCCCATACTTTATTGCTAACCGTGAAGTGCTTTCCACAGTATTTCTCATGGCACTTCAAAGTATGTCTAAGCATGCCTGTTTTAGTGTAACGCTTGCGCTGGTGTGTTACATTATCAGAACCGCAAGAAGGGCATGAAAAACGCCCGTAGCCCGTATGTGCGCCAACGTGTGTGTTATGATTAACGTATGGTTGTAACTTATGGAATACGTCTTCAAGCAATTCAACATCCTTTTTGCAGTATTCAACCATCTTGTCCATTGCATTTTCGCAGTTGTTCAAAGTAATGTCTATCCAATCTTGAAAACCAACGGGGCTTTTGCCTTCTCCAAAGAACAGCTTTCCAAGATAGTCTAACCGATTTGAATTGAATCTAAAGTGTGTTCTCGCTTTCTTCAGCGTGTCG